AATGCCGGCCTGTGCGGGAGCGCAGTCCGCACCCTCCCCTTCGGCCTGGCAGGCGTCGCCGGCCAGCGGGAGTTCCTGGCGGCGGTCAACTCGCTCTGGGGGGCCTCCGGCAGCAACCAGCTCTACGCGGGCGGGCCCATTCCGACCAACTTCCGCAAGACGGCAGTCGAGTGTGTCACGCTGGCCGGCGCGCTGGACCTGGCCGGCTGGGACTCCTGCGACCTGCTGAAGATGGACTGCGAGGGCGCCGAGCTGGAGATCCTCGACGCCGCTGTCCGCGACGGCTGCATCCAGCGCGTGGACCGGATCGCCGGGGAGTGGCACGGCCTCCAGGCCGGCGCCCTGCTTGCCGACCTGCTCTCGCCCCTGTTTGACGTGACGTACACCTTCAACACGGACCACCCCAACACGCTCGGCCTGTTCCGGGCGACCAGGAGAAGCTGACATGATCGACCTCGCCAAAGGCGCCAGCCTGCCGCTGCTGGTCAAGTTCAAGCCCACCGCCGAGGGCCAGTTCGAGGCGGTGCTGCCGGTGACGGCCGGCGCGGAAGTCTTCAACCTCACCATCAAGGGCAAGGGCGTCGCCGCCCTGGGCGAGGGCGAGTCGTGGAACGCCCCCGACGCCAGCGATGTGGCCACGGTCCGCCTGGCGGCCGACCCCAAGTACAAGGCGTACACCTTCAACTTCGGCCAGGTGCCCGCCGGCGAGACGGCCAAGGCGTCCATCGCCGTGACCAACCGCACAGGTGAGGCGATCAGCCTGGACCCCAAGGCCTTGGTTGACCCGTTCGTCAGCAAGATGCAGGCGGCCAGCGCCCCGGCACCCCGGCCGGCCTTCGCCAAGGCCCTCCAGCCCCGCACCGCCCCCGCGCCGACCGTGCAGCAGATCGTCCCCCAGGTCGCCCAAGCGGCCAACGAGGCGGTCCTGGTCGTGCGGGCAGCGCGGGCGAACCTCCAGCGGGCCCTGTCGGCGGCGCCCCGCTCGGAGATCGACGCGGAACTGGGCACCGAAGACGCGGCGAAGCTGGCGGACATCCAGGCGGCCATCGACGCCTTCCTGGCCGCCGTGGAGTAGACGGTGATCGGCGTGAGCTTCGACAAGATGAAGTCCATGTTCTTCGACCGCGCCAAGGTCAAAGGCGCGGTGGACCGGGCCGCGCGGAAGGTCCTCTCGAAGTTCGGGGCCTTCGTCCGCCAGACGGCCAAGGGCTCCATCCGCAAGCGCCAAAAACCCTCCCAGCCGGGAACGCCGCCCAGCTCGCACACGGGCCTGCTCAAGCGGCTGATCTTCTTCGGCTTCGACCCGGCCAAAAAGAGCGTGGTCATCGGCCCCGCGCCGCTTCGGGCGGCAGTCGAGGCCCCGCCGCTGCTGGAATACGGTGGGCGGGCCCGGCGGAAGAACCGCAAGGGCAAGCTGGTCTCAGCGAACTACAAGGCCCGGGCCTTCATGGCCCCGGCCTTCGAGAAGGAAAAGTCCAAACTGCCCACCTTGTGGGCCAACAGCGTCAAGTAGGAGAGCAAGGATGCCGACTCAGACCTTTTTGCTGGGCATGAACGCGAAGATCTACCAGGGGGCCGAGGGCGCCGCCCTGGCGGACCTGGTGGAGATGAGCAACGTCAAGGACGTGACGGTCACGATGGAGGCCGGCGAGGCCGACGTGACCACGCGGGCCAACTCCGGCTGGCGGGCGACCGCGCCTACCCTCCGCGAGTGCACGGCCGAGTTCCAGATGCTCTGGAAGCCGGGCGACGACGTCTTCGACGCCGTCAAGACCGCCTTTCTGACCGCCGGCCTGGTGCGCCTGGCGGTGCTGACGGGGGCCAAGAGCGCCGACGGCATCGCCCCGGTCACCGGCAGCGAGGGCCCCCAGGGCGACTTCTCCATCACCGGCTTCACCCGCAACGAGCCGCTGGAGGAGGGCGTCACCGTCTCCGTCACCGCGAAGCTGGCCGTCTTCGACCAGTGGATCGCCAACGGACTGGAGGCTGCGTAATGAAGACGTTCACGGACTCGGCCAACCGCACGTGGACGATCTCGCTGACCGTGGACTCGGCCAAGCGGGTCAAGGGTCTCCTGGGCGTGAACCTGCTGGAGCTCGACACGGGCGACCCGCCCTTGCTGACCCGCTTGGGCACCGACGTGATCCTCCTGTGCGACGTGGCCTACGCCATCGTCAAGCCCCAGGCCGACGCCGCCGGCGTCAGCGATGAGCAGTTCGGCTCTGCCCTGGGCGGCGACGCCATCCTGGCCGCCCAGACCGCCCTGTACGAGGAACTGGCGGATTTTTTCCGGAGGCTCGGCCGGCGGGACCTCGCGCGGGCGGCCGAGACGCAGAAGCGGGTGATCGACCTGGCCGTCGCGGCGGTCGAGCGGCGGATCGACGGCCTGGACCTGGAGGCCGAGATCGCCAGGACCCTTGGCGGGCCGTCTACGAGCTCGCCGGCATCCTTGGAATCGACCCCGGCCCCCTGACGCTCCGCGAGCTGCTGTGGATGGCCGAGGCCCGCGGGCGGGATGCGTGGGCGCACACCAGCACGCTGCTGGCGATGATCGCCAACGTCAACCGCGACCCCAAGAAGGGCCGCGCCTTCAAGCCCGCCGACTTCGACCCGCACGCGCAGGGCGGCCGCAGCGACGTGATCGAGATCGACCGGGGCAACGTGGGCCTCATGCGCGAGGCCTTTTGCCAGAACGGTCAAAGCAGTCAGAGCTGACAACCAACGGGAAGGAGCCCGACATGAAGCGCAATGGAATGAGGTCCGTGGGTGCAGGAATCGTCGTGGGAATCATCCTGATCGCCGTGCTCGTCGGCTGCCAGACGGCCTCCGTCCGCGAGGCATACCGAACGGGGGTGCCCTTTCAGACCCCCACGCAAACGGGCAAGGGCGCCGCCCCCGCGCCTGCACCGGCCGAGCGGGAGGTCACCCGCACCGTGTCGGCCACCCGGGTGATGACCTGGGCCGGCAGCAGCCCCGGGGAGACCATCAGCCGCGTCAAGCCCATGAACGTCAGCGACTCGGGCGTCGCTTTCGGCGGAATGGACCCGCTGGAGGCGGCCGCCCGGACGCCCGTGTTCCTGTTCTGGGCGGGCCTGGCGGTCGCGGCGGCCGGCGCGGCGGTGCTGATCTTCATCCCCGGCATGAAGACGACCGGGATCATCGTCGCCGCCGCCGGCGGTGCGATGGTCGTCGCATCCATCGCCTTCGAGAGCTATCCGTGGCTGGCGTTGGTGCTGGCGGCCGTGGTCGTGCTGGCGGGCCTGGCCTGGTTCATCTGGGGCACGGCGGCCGGGGCGAAGCTGAAGGCCGCCTTCCAGGCGGTGGTCGCCGGCGTCGAGCAGACCAAGACGACCGACCCCGAGGCGGCCAAGGCGGTGACGGCCAACATCGGCACGGCCGCCGCCGGTGCGGGTGTGGCGGCGACCACTCGCAGCCTGGTCAATGACGTCAAGCCCCTGGTCAAGGAATAGCCGGCGATGGCAAATCCCCAGGGCATCCGGGCGGGCAAGGCCTTCGTCGAGCTGTTCGCCGACGACAGCAAGCTCGTGCGCGGCCTCAAGCGGGCCGAGGCGAAGCTGCGGGCCTTCGGCGGTCGCCTCCAGGGTCTCGGGCGAAAGCTCCTGGGCCTGGGGGCGGCTGCCGCCGCGCCGCTGGCCCTGGCGACGAAGATCTTCGGCGGCTTCGAGGACCAGATGCTCACCGTCCGGGGCGTCACCGGCGCCACCGAGCAGCAGTTCAAGGACCTGACCGACCAGGCCAAGCTCCTGGGGCGGACCACCAGCTTCACCGCCAAGCAGGTTGCCGAGGGCATGACGTCCCTGGGCCGGGCGGGATTCTCTCCCGACGAAATCCAATCAGCCATCCCGGCGGTGCTGAATTTGGCCCGCGCGACCGGCACGGAGTTGGGCGAGGCGGCCGACTATGCCGCCAACGCCGTCCGGGCCTTCGGCCTGAGGGCCGGCGACACCACCATGGTCGCCGACGTCCTGACCGCGACGGCCAACGGGTCGGCCCAGACGCTCAATGACCTCGCCGAGGCCCTGTC